TTCAAGAACATGGGGCTCAAGGTCGAGGTCTTCCGTGCTGGCAAATACAAGGCCCCGAACATCGCAGGCGAAGGCTACACCGACGAGATGCGCGCGCTCGAGCAGAAGGCCGTCGAGGCCATGCACGAGGAGTTCAAGCAGACCGTCCTCCGCAAGCGTTCGCTCGCCAACCGCGCCGATATGGAAGGCCAGATTTTCACGGGCCGGGAAGCCGCCGCCAAGAACCTCGTCACGGGCTTGGCTTCGTCCTTCGCCGAGGCCCTCGCGGCCTTCGAGCAGTCCGCTTAACCTTACCCCCTACGCAATAGTATATGACCATCGAAGAACGCTTCAAGGCCGCCGAGGCCGCTGTCGTCTCCCTCACCGCTGAACGCGACGATCTCCGCAAGACGGTCGAAGCCTCCGTGGTCAACGTCTCTGCCGAACTCGACCAGGCTAAGGTCGATGCCGCCGCCAAGGATGCCAAGGTTCAGGAACTGGAAGCCGCTCTCGCCGAGGCCAACGCCAAGGTTGCCGAGCTCGAAGCCTCCAAGGCCACCGCCTCCGTCGAAGCCGCGAACATCCTCGCCTGCTCTGGCGTTGCTCCTGTCGCCGCCCCTGTCGCCGCCGCTGCCCTCGGTTCTATCCACGAGCAGTACGCCTCGATGCCTGCCGGCCCTGAGCGCCGCGCCTTCCTCAAGAAGCACAAGGCCGTCCTCTTCTCCAAATAATTTCCCCTCACTTCAACCTACTAGCTACCCATGCCTAACACCATCAACAGCGCTCTGATCGTCGATACCGTCGCCGAGCTCAGCCTCACCTCCCTCTCGAACCGCCTCGCCGGTCTTCGCAACTTCGCCTCCGACTTCTCCTCGGACGTGAAGCGCCCGAAGGACGTCGTCCAGGTGGCTCTCTCCACCGCTGGCAGCACCACGCTGACCAACCCGACCGCCTTCAACACCATCGGCGACAGCACCCTCGGCGCCTCTGCCGTCACGCTGAACCACCTCTACCAGCCCTTCGGTCTCTCCTACGCTGATATCCAGAACGGTATCCGCCTCGAGAAGATCCTGAAGATCAACATGGACAAGCTGGCCGACTCCATCTGGGCCGCCGCCACCGCTCCTATCACCGTCGCCAACTTCGGCGCCGCCACGGTTACCGCCGCTGACTCGGCTGTCACCCCTGGCTCCGCTCAGCTGAAGGCTCTCTGGGCTGGCGTCTCGAAGGCCGGTCGCAAGACCCTCATCGTGAACCCGGGCATCTACAGCCAGCTCATCCCGACGGCGACCACTGGTCTCCCTCTCTCTGAAGGCGCTTACGGTTTTGAAGGTGGCGTGTTCTACGCCAACGTCTTCCCGTCTGAAGCCAAGCTCGCTGGTTTCGCCTGCTCGTCTGAAGCCATCGCGATGGCCGCTGCTTCCCCTGACCTCGAGTCCGTCGGCCAGCAGTTCCTCCTCCGCGAAGTCGTCCCGATCGAAGGTCTCGGTATCTCGGTCTCGTACAACGTCTGGGTCGATGCCTCCACCCGTAACCTCATCGGTTCCATGGAACTGATGTTCGGTGCGTCGAAGGCCATCACCTCCGGCACGATCGCCAGCGTCTACAACCCGTAATCCGGGCTGAGTCCTGAAACAGCCCCCAGCGATGGGGGCTTTTTTGTATCCCTAAATCCCTACCCACCCTCTCATGTCCCTATACGGAACCTTTCTCGCAGACTATCAATTGCTCCTGGCTGACATCGGCGTCCCGGCCACGGTCGGGGCCAACCTGTTCCTCGTCGGCCTGTCCTCCCCCATGAACACCCCCAAGTTCGACGCGGGCGGCTTCACCGAGGAGAAGATGTGGACGGTGCGTTTCGCCGCCGCTACGGCCCCTTGGACGGCTTCTGATGGCCGGGTTGGGGGTCAGGTCGCCACTATCGTCTCTGGCGTCCCTATGGCCACCCTAGCCCCTGGCAAGAAACTGACGGTCAACGGGCAGGTCCTCCGGGTCAAGGGCCAGTCCTACAAGCAGGCCAGCGCCGTCATCGAGCTGACCTGCATCGACGACAACCAGTAATGGCCAGCAAGGGAGCCATCGACCCAGCCAGCCTAGCCGACTTCAACGCGGCTATGCGGCACTTTGCCGCCGAGGTAAAGGGCGACATGGAGATGGTCACCCGCGAGCAGATCAGGCTGATGTGCCGCGACGCCATGACCTTCACCCCTCCGATGCCCAAGGGCGGTGGCCGTGGCCTGAGCTCTGCCGCCCACAAGGCTGGCATGGGTAAGACGGCCAAGGACATCAAACGCATCTTCATCCCTGCGGACAGCCCCAAGAAGGGGATGCCCGTCCTGCTGCGCCGCGTCATCAACTCCGTCAGAGGCGACGACCGACAGGCGTTCATGGAAATCTACGGCAACTTCGATTCAGGCAAGGCACGCGGAATCTCCCCGGTCATGCGTAAGATTCTGGAAGACGTGAGCTGGGAACGTTCATTCAAGAAGGCCAAGAACTACCTGAACAAGGCGAACATCTTCGGGCAGATCAGGGCAATCGAAGGGCAGACCAACGACCTCCGAGGCATCCACGACAAATACAAGAACGCCGTGAACGGACGCTGGAAGCGCAACCAGCCCGTCGGCGGACCGCAGTATATGGTCGGCTCAGTCCAACAACTCCAAGCCTATATAGCCGAACGTCAGGCCAAGGTTGGCCGAGTCAAGTCTGGCTGGGCGGCGGTCCTATCGCAGGTCCCAAAGCCCGTGACCAAGAAGGGCGTCGAGCGTAACTTCGGCGCATACAACGCCCCGTGGGTGGACGCCAACAAGCGCTCGGCCCAGGGCGTGTTCAGCGCCAGCCGTAGCCCGGGCTTCGTCTCCATGACCGTGATGAATCTGATCGGTAACATCAACAACGTGGCAGGAGAAGCTGGGACCGAGAACTTGGTCTACGGCAACCGCGTCAAACAAATGCGTGCCGCCGTGCTCGCAAGGTTTGAAAAAACGTTGGCTCAGGCTAACGCTCGTAAGACCAAATAACTCTATGGGAACCAAATCCGCCCGCCATATCGTGGAAGCCGCAGTGGCGACCTATCTCACCGCCCAGGTCGAACTGACCGGGGTCAACATCTACACGGGCGACAGCGCCGACACGAACGTCCTGCCCAAGGCCATCGTGCTCTGCGACTCCGCCCGCCTGCCTAACGACTTCCCGGACGGCCTCGGGAACTACTCGTGCTCCGTCCGTGTCACCCTACTGGACTCTGCCGACGACGTGACCCTAGCCGATCACCGAGCCCGGATGGCCGCCATCGCCGGGGCCATGCAGGACCTCGAAGAGCTGCAGGACGTGTTCACCGCCCAAGGCGATGCCCACTGCTACGACATCACCCCCCTGTCCGAGGATGAAGGGGTCAACGAACGCTCCTGGGCATCGGTCCTAGTCTACGACATTCTGGTGGTCGTGAACCCCGAGGGCTAACCTTACCCCTCAAACAATAGGTATACCATGTGCGCCGCGATCGTAAAGGGAGTTACAGCAATTTATGGCCTGCCGGGGGCAACCGTGGCTAACGCCGTGGTGCAAAGTTACACCAACGACGGCGAGTTCACGTCAGAAGCCACCATCGTCGATGAGGATGGTTTGACCGTTGCTTGGCGCGGTGACGACAGACGCTGCCAGCTGAGCGTGGAGCTCATCGCCAAGACCTCGACGATTCCTGTCCTCGGTGCATCCTTTGCCCTGACGGTCAACACCGCCTCTTCCTACTCTGGCGGTTCTGCTTCGACCAGCTTCTCCGGCTGGGTTACCAAGGTTTCCGACAAGGGCTCGAACCGTGGCTATTCCGCAGTCACCGTGACTGCCGTAGGCTACGAAGGCGTCGCTGGCGCTTAACCGCATGGACAAGCGGTTCACATCCGCTTTCACGGACCCAGGACTGACCAAACTCCTGGGCCGTTTTGTTTCCCCGTTCTGCCTGCTTCACCGCGTGCAACTGGAAGCAGCCGAAAGCCCCCTGCTCCGTTCGGGCGCAGGCATCCGTCCGCTCGATCTGCTGGTGGCCGTCAAGATTTGCTCCGGCGAACGCATCGATAAACTCACCCTGAAGGACTCATGGTATCTCGGCAAGATGACCTCGAACGGTGATTACTTCGCTGAGCAGATTGACCGCTTCTCCAAGTTCGTCCTGATTGAGGCATGGCCCAAGTTCTGGGAGAAGAAGGCTAAGCACTCCGAGACAAGCGGGACCCCGTGGGTATTGACCGTGGTCGCCTCGCTCATTTCCAACGGCATCCCTGAGGAGCGCGCCTGGACTATGCCGGAGTGCCAAGCCATCTGGCTTAACTCCACCTTTGCCATCAGCAAGGGAGCCGAACTTAAGGTCCTCACCTCTGAGGACGAAGAACTAATCGAAACACTCGAAAAGACCGAAGCATGAGCAACGTCATCAAGTTCAGCATCAACGGCGACACCAACGCCGATCAGGTCACGGAGAAGGTCAAGAAGTCCATCACCACCCTGGAGAAGAACATGGAGGGCATCGAGAACCGCTTCAAGTCCTTCGGCAAGGACCTGTTCCTTTCCTTCGCGGCCCCGATGGTCCTGCTGAACGCGGCCATGAGTTCCATCTCTGCGGCCATCGAAAAGAACCGGCAAGCCGTGCAGGACGCCAAGGCCGTGGCCGAAGGTGGCGGAAACAAGTATATGCGAGAGGGTACGGTGACTTCAGCGCAAGAAGCGGCCCGTCGCCGTCAGGACGCCTTGGATCGCAAGAACGCCAAGCTAGCCGCCGAGGCTTTGGCTGAAGAGCAGGGCAAGGAGGGCGGATTTCTTGGAATTGGAGATGAGGCTAATAAAGCCACATTTCAATTTATGAAAGAATCAACGGGCGTTTTTGATTTCGCTCGTCGTGCTGGTAAGTCTTTCCTGATGAACGCTGGAATCAGTGACTTTTCAAAAGATGAAGAGTTTCAGCAGGTCCTCGAAAAGCGTTCTATTGCTCGCGTCGCCGTAGACCCGGAGATGATTGCCAAGAAGAAGGCCGAAGAGGCCGCCGTCAAACAGAAGGAGGCAGCCGAGTCCCAGATCGCGGCGCAAAAGGAAATCGATAAGATGCCGACCACCTTCAAGGGACCAGAAGGCTTTTCCAACGTCGTCGGCGTCGGAGCCAACCCGGTGCTCGAGGCCATGGCTTCCCAACTCGAAGAGGCCAAGAAGACCAACGAGCTCCTGGCTCAGCTCGTCACCCCCTCCCGGACCAACAGCTGGCTGGACGCTCCGGCCGGCGCTACCTCGTCCGCCGCGCCTTCCCGCGCCGCAGCCCTCAGGGGCCGATAAACTTTATGGCACGTCAAGACTACGGCAACAACCTATCAGCCCCGGTCCTTCAGCCTGGAGGCAAACTGAGTAACGACGGCTATGGCCTGCTCACGGCCACCTGCGTCTGGAAGGCGAACAAGGACAACGACCTCTCGGTAGGCAACCGAGGCTCGACCTGTCCCATCAACGCGGCCTGCGCGGCCCACAAGTTCGCGGTGTCCTACGACAATCTCGGCATGGCCACGATCACCGTGGACTACATCGGAATCGACCCGACCGTCAACGAGGGTACGTACACCAACCCTGAGGTCGGCGCGTCTAACGGCCTGACATCCGAGAACATCACGACCAACCCGAACTTCTTCACCCCTGGCGGTGACGGGTACGATGGCGTCATCGCCGGAGCCTCTGGAACCTACGTCCAGTCTCCCATCGGTCCTCTGGTTGAAATCAAGAGCCCCGATGACTTCATCGAAGTCATCACCGGAACCAACTCTGACGGCACTCCGATCACGGGCCTGTTCAACAAGAAGCAGTCCTACATCGGACTCAACGGCGCTTGCTTCGAGGACGTGAACGGCGGTCGCTTCATCGGTTTCGTCAATTCGAACTTCAAGCACTTCTACGGTAAGACGCAATACCTCGCCCCTCAGTCATCCTTCTCCGGGCACTTCTACACGAGCGAGGCTTCCGAAGTTAATCATATGCTGAGATTCCTCGGCACGACCTCCCGCGATAATGACTGGTCCAGCACCATGCCAATTATTGTTCCAGAATACGCGGGAACCTCTTGGGTATCCAGTACTGAAAACGGTTCTTACAATCAGCTGCTTCTCTCTCAGGTCAACGTTCAGGACTACGGTCTACTCTACAAGGTGAACTATGAAGTTCGCTATAGCGTTGTGGGTTGGAACGATCAGGTCTACCGAGACAACAGACTGATGCCATGAGCCTACAACCCGGCGACGGATATACCTTCTCAGCCTCGTCCAGTGGGTTCACCCTGGATATCCAAAAGCCCTGGACGCCAGCTACCGACGGTGGCACGGGGCTGATGCTAGGCATCAGCCTGCCCAAGTTCCCCGACCCGCCTACGCCGCCAGACATCCCTTCGCCTATCGACGGCACGGTCCCCCTTCAGTTCCAGTGCAAGGTGTTGGCCATGCCTGTCTCCGGCACGCCGACGCCTGTCGTGCAGGTGGCCATGGGCTCGGTCACCTACACGCATTCCTTGATGCCCTACATCAAGACTGGGCCGTTTACAGACCACAGGCAGGCATACATCAACTTCGTTGCGGTCAAGTCCCCTGAGGTCACTCCAGCGCCCTTGGTTGACGCTACTTCCCCTTGGATGCTGGCTGGCGGTGGCTACGCCCTGACCGGGGAAGGCCGCTGGTACGTCACCCTGTCGAAGTGGGACGCTGGCAATGGCGCCTTCGAGGGCGGTCTGCTAGATCAGAACCTGCCGTGGGTGTCCTTCGTCAAGGACGGCTCGGACGAGTTCGACGCCCTGTTCGTAGACTCTGGCCCTTCGCTCTACCAGAACCAGACCAACATCCAGAAGATGGAAGGATACCAGGAGGTCCTCGCTGAGGGCGAGACCCTGCTGGACTGGGGCCACTGCCACACGACCTATTTCAACCCCCGCTTCTTCGGCCATCACGTCCGGGTGCTAGCTATCATCGACTCCGTCGCGGCTGTCCCTTCGGCTGCGGCTATCACAGTACTCAAGGAAGGAAGCCCTGAGCTAGGAAACGAAATCCAAGTCCTAACTTTTGTAGGCCAGTACAAGTCCGGCAACGTGACCCTGTCCTACGGATCGCCTACTCCTGTCGCCGCCACTCTTCCGTTCGACCCATCGACGCAGTCCGCCTTCGATTTGCAACAGTGCCTTAACACCATCCCCGCGTTGACTGGCAATGTCCTAGTCCAGAAGTCCGCCCCTGGTGTCTATCAAATCGAGTTTACCAACGTCCTTCGCAAGACGAACGTGCCGACCCTGATCGTCACTTCGACGCTTACCTCCTTCACGACCTGGTACAAGGTCAGCCAGATGCACGTGGGTTCGCAGGATATCGTCATCCCCTGCGAGCTCAACGCGACCTTCCTGATGAACAAGGCTGGAGTCACCGAGGCCGAAGACCCCTACTACATCAACGAGGCCACGACCCCTCCGTGGGACAACGTGGTTAATAACGAGGACGCCATCGCCGCCAACGCGCTTGGCTTCATTCCCGCTTGGGCTACCCCTGTCATCAACGACACCGTGCCGCGTGCGTTCACGACCGAGTACCTCAACTACGCCGAGGAAGCAGGCTGCACCGGCGACGACCCTTCCATGGACCACCCCTTCAAGGTCATCCACGTCGAGACGGATGCCGGACTCAGCGAGTACCGCATCATCTCGGGCACGGTCAACAACGAGACCCCTGGAAACATCGCCAGCACGATCACCGTCTCGACTGGGCCCTTCGAGGTCTGGGTCAAGGCGCCTTACGCATCGGGCGTCTACCCTGCCGCGACTGGCTTCGACTGGGTCATCGGAACGCCTGTTCCTGCGGACAGCGATACCGACGCCTACATCCGCGTGGCCTCCGTCAACGGCGCTACGGTCACGCAGTACGTCACCGGCTCGCTCTGGTCTGACCGCATCAAGATGGGCACGCAGACGGCCCGCTACTACCACGCCCGCATCTGATGGGCGTAGTGATCGGAGCCAACGACGCGCTCACGGGCGACTACTACAGCACGTGGGGAAAGGTGCGTTCGCCTATCCTTGGGCAAGACACGTCTGGCGGGGTAGGCACGATCGGCACGCACTCCATCGAGTACACGGCAGCCGGAGGCTTCCTCACGGACAACGACACCCCTGTGCGCTTCGATATGCGATACGACAGCACGACGTGGCCCGCTGGATTCTGGCGGCCAACGTTTACCTTTTATGAAACCAACCTGTCTGGCACGAATGGCTGGTACGCTGAACTGTTTGTTCCCTCCCCATCCCTGACCAACGAGGACATCACCGAACTGACGGGGGAGACCGTCGTGGCCTCTGGCACGATCGGGACGTTTACCATCGCCTCGTCTTTCTTCACTCCTGGGCAACTGATACAGGCGGGCTCGGGCTTTACGCCCCCCTACCCGGTCGAGCAGCCTATCTTCTCCGTGGGCAAGCTGAACGCCTTCTGACCCCAAGGGGGTAAACCCTACCATTTGCACAATAAGTAGCCATGTCTGACACCGTCACGCTATCGCAGGGCAACACGTTCGCCTGCACCTTCGTCTGGACCCCTGGCGCTACCGGCCCTGCCAACCTGCTGGCCACGACCCTGACCTCGACTGTGGAGGACAAGTGCGGCAACCTCTACGAGCTGACGATCACCAAGGC